ATACAAATAATAATGAGGTTACAGAATGGCTAAAACAGTAAAATTTGAAAGTGATGATCTACAGATGATTAAAGAGTTGCAAAACGAATATATGAGAATAACAAGTCTTTTTGGTCAAATGAAAATCACACAACTTAATATTGAAAAACAAGAACAAGAATTAATGAGTGAACTAAATAGTGTTCGTGACAAAGAACAGGATGTGTTAGCTCAAATTACTGAAAAGTATGGTCCTGGTCAATTGGATCCTACTAGTGGGACATTTACTCCCATAGAAGTTTCAGAAGAATTAAAAAAATAATCATAAAATAAAATAAATCGAATTGTCTTTCCTTTTTATATTTATATTTATATATGAATTATAATGTACAAAATCACCTTTGGAGAATTTAAATGGCTGAAAAAATTGTAAGTCCTGGTGTTTATACTAATGAGATAGACCAGAGTTTTTTACCCGCTACACTGGGTCCAATTGGGGCTGCTATTGTAGGGCCTACAGTAATGGGGCCAATTTTAACACCTACTGTTGTTAGTTCATATTCTGAATATGTTCAAATATTTGGCGAATTGGTATCAAGTGGGTCTGATTCTTATCAGTATTTAACATCACACACGGCAAAAGAATATTTAAGACAGGGTGGACCCTGTACAATCGTTAGGGTTAGTGAACCAAATACGGCAAGAGCTACAGCCGATATAGGAACTGCTCCTGTAACTGCAGTTTCTGCTAGAGCTGCAAGTTGGGCTGCTACAATCGATACATTGCCAGATGGTGGCGATACACTGATACTTAATGTTGAGAGTGGTACTTATACTATTACTTTCGCTGCGGCTGTTAGTGATGATCCATTGCAATGGACATCAGCAACAGGTGATGGACCATGGACAGCAACTATAAGTTTGGACTCAGAAACTACATCCACACTTGCTGCAGTTATTGAACCACTTTTAGAAACTATACCAAATTATGTAGCTTCTAACAGTGGTGCTGATATAACATTCACCGCAGGAACCTCGGTTGAATTAACTTACGATATCGCGACACCCACTGGAACAGGGGTAAGTCACTTTACTTCGGTAATTGCTACTGGTGTTGCTGCAGTAACGGGTGTATCTGATGATCGTGTTTTTACTCTTGAAGCTTTAGGTGATGGTCCTTCTTTTAATAGTACAAGTTCAATTGGAACAGATTCAATACTTACACCATTGACAAGTTCAAATTATGTTAATGCAACTAATAAAGGAAATGATCATTATAGTTCAGGCAGTTTTGGTGGTAGTTCAACTAACTTTAGATGGGAAGTTTCTCAAAGGAATTTAAAGAAAGGAACTTTTACTTTGATTCTTCGAAGGGGTGATGACAATCATAAGAGTAAACAAGTAATTGAAACATTTACAAATCTTTCTTTGGATCCAGAATCATCAAACTATATTTTAAAAAGAATCGGTGATTCTCATCAAACTATAAAGGCAGAAGAAGGTGTTGCTTATTTAGAAGATAGTGGTTCGTTTCCAATTAAATCTAAGAACGTAAGAGTTAAACAATTATATAAGAAAACTTCAAATTATTTAAATAATTCTAGTGGTGAAGTTGATATGGAACAATATTCAGATTCGGGCTCTTATTTCCCAGCTTTGGGTAGTGGAAGTTATGGTGGTGCTTTTGGTCAAGTCACTGGTGGTGCTAATACCCAAATAGCCGGAAATTTTGGTGATGAAAATAATGTTCATCCATTTAATTTCTATTTAACATCTGATCCAGCTCTAAATACACAGGGTGTGAGATTATCACTAGATGGAGAAGGTGCCGCGAAAGATTCTGATATGAAAGTATCCGGAGCTAGTGTTGGTGGTGGATATATGACGGCGCTTAGTATTCTGAAGAATAAAGATCAATATGATTTTAATATATTGTTCATGCCAGGAATAATCGATCAAGCTGCTGGTGTTGGACATAACGTTATTGCTCAAGAGGCAATTCAACTTTGTGAAGATAGAGGTGATTGTTTTTTCGTGATGGATAATAGTAAAGCGGGTAGTACTGTTGCTGATGTTAAAGTATATTCTGAAGTAAGAAATTCAAGCTATGCTGCTGTTTATTATCCTTGGGTACAAATTCAAGATACGTCTTTAGGGGCTTATCGATATGTTCCGCCTTCAGTCGTTATGGCTGGTGTTTATCACTTCAATGATGTGATAGGACAACCGTGGTTCGCACCTGCTGGATTGAATAGAGGTGGAATTGATAGTGCTGTTCAGGCATATAAAAAGTTATCTCAATCACAAAGAGATGAACTTTATGATTCAAATACAAATCCGATTGCTACTTTCCCAGGTCAAGGTGTTACTGCATTTGGGCAAAAGACATTACAGAAAAAAGCAAGTGCTCTCGATCGAGTGAATGTAAGGCGACTATTGATTGATGTGAAGAAATTTGTTGCTCGTTCTTCGAGAGGATTAGTTTTTGAACAAAATACAACAGATTTAAGAAATCAATTTTTAAATGTTGTTAATCCTTATATGGAACAAGTACAGGCAAACAGTGGATTGAATGCCTTTAAAGTTGTGATGGATGACAGTAATAATACACCCGATACAATTGATAGAAATATGTTAGTAGGTCAGATATTTTTACAACCAACAAGAACTGCTGAATTCATTGTATTGGACTTTATTGTCCAACCAACTGGCGCAGAATTTCCTGAATAGAAATTTTGGAATCTGATATTTATTATTATATGGAGAAATTAGATGGCTAACGAATTATTAGAAGCGAGTAAAGTATTTTACACACCATATGAACCGAAGTTAAAAAATCGGTTTATCATGGAGATTGGCGGAATACCAGCTTTTATGATTAAAACCGCACAAAGACCACAAATTACTTTTGACGAAGTGCCTTTGGAACACATGAATATTACTAAGTATGTTAAAGGTAAAGGTCGTTGGCAAACACTACAAATTACAATGTACGACCCAATCGTACCTTCAGCATCTGCTGCAGTAATTGAATGGGTTAGACTTCATCATGAATCAGCTACTGGTCGTGATGGATACCAAGACTTTTATAAGAAGAATATTACATTTCAAGTATTAGGACCAGTTGGTGACATTGTAGAGAAATGGACACTATATGGTACTTGGATTCAAGATGCCACTTTTGGTGATTTAGACTTTAGTGCATCTGAGGCAGTTGAAATCACATTAACACTGCGTTATGATTACGCAATATTGGAATTCTAAAATGATTGAATGGTTAGCAGAAAATTGGGAATGGTGTTTACTTGGTTTTTATTCATTAGAAAAGGCAGTTAAATTATCGCCTTCAACAAAAGATGATATCATCTTTGATGCTGTAATAAAACCCATATGGCAACAGATTGTCTCAATGGTTAAAAAATAAAAAAATAGTTTACTTAAACTAATAAGGTTAAAGGTTATGGCAGAGAATAAATTCCCTACCGAAATAATAGATTTACCATCACAAGGTAAAGTCTATCCCAAAAGTTCAACACTATCATCAGGAAAGCTCGAACTAAAATACATGACAACGCGAGAAGAAGATATATTGATGTCTGAAAATCTCATTAAAAAAGGTCTTGTTATTGATAAATTGTTGAGTAGTTTGATTATGACTGATGGTGTTAATCACGCGGATATGGTATTGGGTGATAAGAATGCTGTATTGGTTGCGGCTCGTATATTGGCTTATGGACCTGAATATACGGTTGAAGTTACTAATCCAAATGATGTGAATGAGAAAGTACAACATACTTTTGATTTATCACAATGTCCATTTAAAGAATTACCAAAAGATGTTGATTATTCGGAAAATTCATTTGAATATACAATGCCAATTAGTAAAAATAAAATAAAGTTTAAACTGCTCACAGGTAAAGACGAAAAGTTGATAGAAAAAGATGTAGATAAAGCCAATAAAGTTGGGTATTCTACTGAAATATCAACGAGATTGAGGTATATGGTTACTGAAGTTGATGGTGATACTAAACCAGAAACTATCAATGAATTTACTCAAAATTTGTTAGCAAGGGATTCAGCTGTTTTTAGAAAGCATGTCACTGACATTTCCCCCGATATTGATCTGACATCGGAAATCGAAATAGGAGGTGAAACAGTTAGCGTGTCTATTCCGCTTACTGTTGAGTTTTTTTGGCCTAACACCATCTAGTAAATTAGATATACATCAAAATATATTTTACTTTATATATGGGGTACCTGGCTTTACATTTAATGATGTATACCATATGCCAGTTCATTTGAGAAACTTTTATTTCCGACAGTATATGGATTTAAAAAAGAAAGAGAATGAACAAATAGAAAAGGCAAATAACCCACCATCAACACCTACCATTCCACGGAGATTCAATCCGAAGAAATAATCCTTTTTGATATTTATTATTAGATATGGCTGATGATAGAATAACAAAAGAAGAATACCTAAATAAACTTGCACAAGATCGTTTAGATTTAGAAAAAAGGCTTGAAGCTCTAGAAATCCGTGCAGCTAAGACAAAAAAGAACCATGGTAGGGAATGGTGGAATCAAGCCACCAGAAGAAAAGAATTAGTACAAGAAATACAAGATATTGAAACAGAAACAGGTAATATCTTAGCATCAACTTCTGATACAGAAAAGAGTATAGGGTCTTTATTAACAAAACAGTTAAATTTACAAAAAACTCTAGCCACACAAAAAAAAGGAAGCGCAGATTTATCTAAAGCAGTTAACAAAGATGCTATACAGATGTTAAAACACCTTAAAGGTCATACTGACGCTGGTGGTGAATTAACCGATGTCCAACAAGATCAATTTGAAACATTACAATCAATATTGAGTGGTACAAATGATCTTGAGGGTATAAATGAAGCAATAGCAGAAAGTAAACAAAAGGAAGATGAATTAACAAACAAAGATGATAGGACGCAACAAAAGAATCTAACTAACCTACTTGGGAAAGAAGCAGAAAGGTTAAAATACACAGAGGAGCAAAGGGCGCAAATGAGTCTTTTAGATCAAATCACTGGTGGTTTGGCTTCAAAGGCAGAAGGTTTTATAGATGCTTTTCAGAAAAGTCCAAAGTTGGCTGGTTATTTGATTTTAGCAGCTGTTGTTACTTCTTTGGTAGCGATGGGAAATAAATTTGCTTCAATGATAGATACGGTTGGGCAGAAATTTGGAAGTCTAATGGTGTTGGGTGCTGATGTTAGAGAAAATCTTTTCCAATCAACAATAGAAGCGAGAAAGCTCGGTGGTACTATTGATGATGTAGCTGGGATAACAAATAGATTATCTTCTGAGTTTGGTTTGAGTCTCAATGAAGCTTCTGCTTTATCTGTTAAAGTATTTGATACAAGCAAAGCTTTAGGATTATCCACAGACGAAGCTAGTAGTTTATTCGGTATGTTGATGCAAACATCTAATCTTTCAGCAGTACAAGCCGAACAATTATCAGAAGGAGCCTTTCAATTAGCTAGACAAGCCGGAGTTGCTCCAGCTGCTGTAATGAGAGATATTGCTGGTTCAGCCGAAGTGTTTGCTAACTTTTCAAAGGATGGTGGTAATAATCTTGCAGATGCTGCTGTGCAGGCTAGACAGATGGGTATATCGTTAAACACCACCGCAAAAATTGCTGAAGGTTTATTGGATTTTGAAAATTCTATTGCTGCTGAGATGGAAGCTTCAGTATTGATAGGTAAACAATTAAATTATCAAAAAGCTAGAGAAATGGCATTGAATAATGATATTGCTGGGGCTGCGAAAAATATAGTGGAACAATTAGGTTCAGAAGCAGATTTTAATGCACTTAATTTAATACAAAGAAATGCTTTGGCTAAATCTATTGGTGTAAGCACTACAGAATTAGCTAAAATGGTAGGACAGAGTGATAAATTAACTCTAAGTGGTGCTATGGCGGCGAGTTCATTTGAAGATTTATTAGGTGAAGAGGGGATAAGTACGATAACTAAATTGATGCATTCCTTTAAATCTTTAGGTGTTGAATTAATTGAAGGCTTAGGACCATCACTTACAGCTATAGCACATGTCTTAACTATTGTCATATCGCCGATAACTCAATTACTTAAACTATTTGATAGACTTGGTATTCTTGGACCAATAATTACGGGTCTGGCGGTGGGATTAGCAAGTGCTTACACAGCTATGGGAATAGCTGCTGCGTTTGCTAAAGCACAGACGTTTCTGTTAACTGCAGCACAACTTGCAGCAAAACCTGGAATGATAGCAAGTATTGGAATGATGGTTACGGGTGCTATAGCTAAAGTGTGGAATGGGGCTGCTTCCATGATTATGGGAACTGCGGGTTTAGGTACACCAGTAGCAATAGGTCTGGCTCTTGGAACTATAGCTGCTATTGCGGCTTCATTAGGTGCGGTTAGTGGAATGTTACCTAAATTTCACGAAGGTGGTCCTGTAAGTGGTAGGGCAACTAATGAACAGTCCGCTGTATTAAAGGCAGATGAGTTAATTTTAACCAAAACCCAGACATCTGCAGCTGCAGGAGCTATAATGGGAGGAACAGCACCATTTAAAATGGATTATGGAGAAATGAAAAAAGCATTTTCGGATGCTTTCGCAGAAGGACATTTGACATCAAGGATTTCAGGTGGTGATGTAGTCCTAACATCTGAAAGAAAATTGGGTGGGACGAGTATAGCATAATGGGACTAGAAAAATTAGCATCAGTATTTAGTGATTTAAGCAAAAATGCTTTAGCTGACAATGAATCACTTGTAAGTCCTGATATAGGAAATCAATCTGGCTATAGAGATATAAGTAGAAATCATATGGATACGATAACACAGGCAAATTCATTAGTGGGTGATTATCATGGAGATGTTAATAGTTTTGGGAGATTTTCCCCAAATCCAATAATGGATTCTGTTTTTGCTAATAAATCTATTCAATTAACAACTGGGCAATCTTTAATAAAAGATGATGAACATACATTTGGCAGTAAAGGTAACCATGATAAGTTAATTCTAATAGGTGGAATTGGAAAGGGGCAAATCGATAGTCCAATGGCTAAAGATGTATTAGATGGTGAATTTACCACTTTGGCGAGAAGAAGTGTTGATGTTAGACATAGACCTAATATATTCGGAGAAACAGATTTAAAACTCTATGGTGAACATTCTGGTGAGATGATTAATCCTGATATTAGGAAAAAAGACTTAAATGTTGAAATTGGAAAGAACAACCGATTAGGTGAAGGTGATTTTGTTTTCGATACCCTTTATAATGCAAATCAAACAGCAAAAACCAATAGAATACTAATAGATACTGGAAGAACAACTGGAGGTAAAAAGGTTACTATAAATACTATGGCGTGGTCTATAGGTCAAGCGTGGAGTAATATGGATATACGAAGTGCTCCAGATGGTGTGAGAGGAAATGAACCTTATATTGTTAATGATATTGGGATAACTAAGGGTGGTGAAATAGAGTCTGGAAATAATAGAGATTTATTACCATTTAATAAGTCAAAAGAAGACCGGTCAAGATTATCTAAATTTTATTACGATACACCTATCGGTACTTCCTTTATGATAAAAGAAAATGCTACAGGCGTTGCTTTTTCATCTGTACTTAGTATATCACCAACAAAAATTTGGGATGGTTATCCAGGAAAGATTGATTGGTCTCAACCAATAGCTGTTATTCAAAAATATATTCGTGATACACTTACTAATAAAGTTTTGAATTTAGCAAATACATCCAATCTTCGTTTATTGGCTACTAATATACATTTACCACCAGTTCCAACTCCTGGTTGGGGTAATACTGGATTTTTAAACTTCGTAAATACATCATTTCAAGGTGCTGGTGGATTTGGAAGTATAAGAAGACCTGGAACTTTATTATTAGAATATAGTAGTATCGTTAAATCTGGTCGTGAAGAACTTTCTAAAATTTATCAATTGGGTGTATTTACTAATATTATAGATGAATTAAATCCTGTTGCTGGTAAGAAGGTTAGACAGTTCTTCCTTCCAAAGAGGAATCCTGTATCGATAGAAGTAGCTAAAAAGGATCCAAAATATTTTGGTGCTGTAGCAGATGCTGCTAATCCTAAACCATGGATGCCATTTTTAAGGTTCT